GGTGAGATAGTGACAAAGATCAAAGAAAATTCAGCAAAAAAGGCCGATGACAAAGAAACTCTAGCAAGGGTGAATAAGGCACAGAGTGAATTTATAGATGCGAAGTCCAAATATGACACAAACATCATGGACGAGCGCAACTGGTTGTATCTTGGAAATCGTGAAGTAGATAAGGAAGTCAACAGCCAAAAACTGCCTACCAAGAAAGCAAATAACGTCGTTAATATCATCTATGAGTTAATAGAGTCTCAGGTTGACATCACTATCCCGATGCCGTCCGTGAGATCCAAGAGGGCGGGGTTTGAAGAACAAACGCAAGTCGTTGAAAACTCCATCAAGAGCGATCTTCTGGAATCGGACATCAATAGAATCAACGATGAGAACGAGCGCACAACGCCTATTCAGGGTATGTCCATAATCACGGTCAACTGGAATCCTGACTTCAAACATCATCTTTACAGGGGCGAAATAGAGCTTGATAATTTACATCCAAAATGTTTAATTCCTCAGCCGGGAGTATACAGCCTTCAGAAGATGGACCGGTTTTGGCTGATGTTCTCCGCAACGAAAGAGTACGTTTTAAAACGTTTTGGTGTTGATGTATCAGACGAGGAAGAAGAATACCCGGAGATCAACTCGCTTAATGCAGACGGCAAATCTGAGGGCATGAGCGCACAATTAAATTCAAAAACCGCAACAAGTGAGGGCGGCGGGAGCCCGACAGATAAAGTCACTTATATCACAAGATTTTATAAAGACGAGGACGGCAATATTGGCAAGTATACCTGGTGTGGCGAAAAGGAACTGGAAGACCTTCCAAATTTCTACGCCCGGAGATTAAAACGCTGTCAGATGTGCGGCACGGTCGTCAATGGCGACGTATGCGAGTGCGGCAGTAAAAAAATAAAGGAATCGATTGAGGAATACGAGACGTTGGAACAGGACGTCATCTGTTCTGACGGTTCCGTAATCCCGGCAATGTCCCCGGCAAGTGACGAGAATGGCCCTATAATGGATCCGGTTATGGATCCCATGGGAATGCCAATGATTGATGAGATGGGTCAGCCCATGACACAGCCGCGCATGGAACCTACAAAGATAAAGTATTTCAGCCCTTCGCGATATCCGGTCATTATCCGTAAAAACGTTCCTTCCCCGTTCAGTTTCCCCGGCCAGAGTGATGTTGATGTTATAAGAGACCAGGCGGACGCAATCAAGAAAGTCGTATCCAAGATTGAACGAAAGATCATTGACGGCGGTGCAATTATAAAGCTACCTAATAACCCAAACATAAAAATATCGGATGAAATTTACAAGGTGGTGCGCGGTGAGACTGCAGAACTGTCTCAAATAGGCGTTGAAAACATAGAGGCTGATATAGGCCAGGACATCGTTTTCATGCAGGAACAATACAAGTCAGCTCAGTACACATTAGGTATCAACGATTCCTACCAGGGTAAGCCGGATCCGACAGCCAAGTCAGGATACGCCAAACAACTGCAAATCACTCAGTCCGGCGGAAGGATGCAGTCCAAGAAATTCAATAAGAGAGTCACTTATAAAGAGTTGTTTGAAATCATGTTTGAATTCAAATTAGCTTTCTATGACGAAATCAGACCGTTTCTCGCAAAGGACGAGTACGGTAAGGACGTTTTCGGGGAATTCAATAAATATGACTTTCTTGTACAGGACGAAGCCGGGGAATGGTATTACAACACTGACTTTCTATTTGATGCAGACGAAAACGGTGCAATGATGAACGACAAGATGTGGTTGATTGACCAAGCACGAAGCCTATTCGCAGAAAAAGCGATAGACAACATGCAACTATTTACCATTTTTGATTCCGTGGGCTTCCCTATGGCGAAAGAGATTAAACGTCAAATAGAACAACGACAACAAGAGATGATGCAACAGCAATTGGCAATGCAACAAGCGGCGGGCATTCAGTCGCCGGGAGGTGTGCCGGTTGCCTAGGAGAAACGGAAATAAAGCAATGTCAAAACGTAGAAAACACAGTAAGAGAAAGGAGGCGATACCATGGCAAGAGGATTCGGGAAGAGAGCTTCGCAGGTTGTTGAAGCTGACTCAATCAAAAGGGATAGCCCCGCCCCCAAGATGAAAGAGGGCAAAGACCTGAGAACCAAACAGTCTAAATAATTTCGCTTGGGATAGCTGTAAAAACCCAAAGGAGAACTTTAATGGAAAATGAAATTTTAAACGTGGTAAACGACACGCAAGAGAATACCGGAGATTCTCAAATAGAAGTAAACAGTGATGTTTCAGATAACGCCGAGGTAGATAGCAGTAAAAGTTCGGAAGTCGCTGACCCGAAACCGGCGCAGGATAAACCAACAAATGATAATTATGCCGCAGCCAGACGCGAAGCAGAATCACAGGCGAAAGCCTTAAAGGATCGTCAGGACAATTTCGCAAAGCAGTATGGGTACAACACATTCGAAGAATTGGAATATGCCCAACAGGTTCGGGACTATGCAAACCAGAACAATGTTGACCCCGCTATTGCAGAAATAAAGGTTCAACAGGACAAGCTTGTACAACAGATCGCCCTACAAGGACATCAAACAAGGATACAGCAAGAGAAAGCTTCCTTACAGAATCAAAGGTTCTTTAAAGACCTTGAGCCTGAAATAGACGCCACTCTGAGGGCCAATCCCTCGCTTGGAGTAAGGGATGTATTTGATTACATCAAAGGCAAAAGAATGGACGACCTGCTTAAAAAGGAAACTGCGGCAGCAAAACAAAAGACGATGAACGATATCAACGGGAAGTCACACATCCGCTCAGACGGTGGAAGTGTTGACAACGATTCCGTTGACGTTGATCCGGAAGAGTTCAAAGTAGCCAAAGCCCTGAACCCGAAGGAAACTTTGGAGAGTTACAGGGCATGGAAAAAATCACAAAAATAAGGAGTTGAAAAGTTATGGCATTTAAAGTAATAAAATGCAATGGTGAGTCAATCCCCATTATAAACGGCAAATATTTAATGACTGACGCTGAAGGCTGTACGTTAGGACAAGGGCTGACATTGACATCCGGAAGGTTGACAAATGTTGCCGCTACCGCAACCCCTGAGTATATAGCTCAGAAAACGATAGCCGCTGCCGCAACCTCTGTAGAATACGTCCCTGTAATAAGGGTAACGGAAGGTCTACAGTTCGAAGTCAATTCAATGGCAACGGTAGCCGCAACACTGAGAGGTTCAAAAGTAACTCTGCATACGGACGGTCTTCTTATCACGGCAACCACAGGAAGCGGCGTGTTCTATGTGGACGAGACGGACGGAGTAACAACGACATCAAGAGTGAGGGGAAAATTCAGAAGGTAAAATTTTACAATAAGGAGTGTGAAAAAATATGGCAATATTTACAAAAAGCGCGGGGCTGGCTGACTCCATTTTCGGGAAAAGCCAAGACCCTATAAAAAAGTTCATAATCGAAACCGAAAACGTAGCCAAAAAGGAAAGCGTGCTTGAAGAGATATTCAACGTTATGCCGCTTGATACATACGCAGCAAAGTTCGGTTCAATGACCGGCACTGAGGATTTCGAGGCAGTGGGGGAGAGCGGAGAGTATCCGGAGTCTTCACCGGTTGAAGGGTTCAGTAAGACAATTGAGCCCGACACTTGGAAGGCAATGAGGAAAGTGTCTCTCGAAATGATAGAAGATGCGACAATGTTTTCCATCAGGCAGAAGTTTTCCGACTTCGCTCCTGATTGGTACCGGACAAGGGAGAAATTCGCAGCTGCTATTATCAACGCAGGCAACGCAACTTCAATGACTTTCGGCAAGAATGCCAAAAACTTTGTTATCTCCGGCGCCGACACCCTAGCCTTATTCTCAACAGCGCACACAAAGGCGGCAGGTGCAAGGTCAACCTCGACCCAGTCTAATTACTTTGATGCGACATTCTCATACGACAACCTTTGCAGGGTTGAGGAATTGGCACAAAAAATCACGGACGATGACGGCGAATATATGGGCATTCAACCGGACACTATTGTAATCCCCAACAATGCCAGAATCAAGAGACTTGTTGCGGATGCTGTCTGGACAAAAGGTGACGAACACCCCAATACCGCTGACCACGGATATTCATATCAGGCCGGAAGGTGGAAGGTCATCACGTGGAACTATTTAACCAACTACACCGGAATAACTGCCGGGACTGACATGTGGCTGATTATGGACAGCAGAAGGAATGCAATAGATGGTTTGATGTTCTGCGACAGAAAACCATTAGCAATCAAATCATTTGTTGACGAGTACACCGACAACAACATCTGGGCAGGACGCGGAAGGTTCTCAGCTGCTCCGGTCAACTGGAGAAGCACCTATATGTGCGCTCCTGGTCTTGGTAGTTCAATAGCTTAATAACGGGGGGAGCAATCCCCCTAAGAAAGGATGTGAAAGTATGCCTAGAAATAGACATTTTGAAGATGGTTATTCCAATTTCGGCGAAGACTATGCCGAATGGCCTGCCGGAGCAAAGGGCCACGATGTA